AAAGTTAGACTAGGCATTATAGAGTGGTCAGTTCTAGAAGAGTTGATCCAGTTTTATGAGGAGAACCATGATTAAAGAAGTATTTCTAACAACACTTACAGGTGCAGGAGTAGGCATTGTTTTTGCCTTGTTTAAGTTGCCAGTACCAGCGCCACCAGTATTTGCTGGACTTATGGGAATCTTTGGATTGTGGCTAGGATATGGATTGGTTGGTAGGTTTATATAATGGAAATGTTTTTAATTTGCGGAATGGCGATAGGATTTTTAGTGGGATACCCACTAGGTTTATTTATAGACAAACTAGATAAGGATATTAAAAATGACAGAGGATAAGAATACTCTTGAGCTTATTAGCAATATAACTGAGTTCAATGACCTTCATGAGTTTATGCAGGACGAGCACCTAGACAAGGCTTTGGCTATTGTTGTAAAGCTTCTTATGAACCCCGATGTTCCTTCAGCTAAGGCTCCTATGCTCATTATGGAACTACAGGCAATGTCAACCAAGTTTGCAGTAATGTCTTCTATCTATTCAACTATTGCTAAGGATAAAGCGGGCACAGTAAATAACAATAAAAAGAACGTATATTATTCAGTAAAGGAGTCCATAGACAAACTTGTAGATGCACTTAAGTATGTCGTTAGGTATAACTCATAAATGGCTAGAGAAATTGTAAAGAACCTTAAATTTAAAAAGCACACAGGAAAGTTCTTTGATCCCGAATTGTTTGCTCAGTTGCTTGATGAGTCATATCGTAATACTAAACGAGCAGACGGAGAGATGACTAAGAAGTCGTTTAGTCCAAGTTCATTAGGCTATGGTCATGGTAAATGTCCTAGATACTGGTACATGGCATTCTCTGGCGCAGTCTTTATTGATGATAACGATGCAGTTGCCGTTGCTAATATGGCACAGGGAACTCAGGCGCATGAGAGACTACAGAAGCTTATCTCTACTATGCCAGAGTGGAGAGCGCAAGAAGAAGAGATTATTAATGAGTATCCTCCTATCAGGGGCTTCATAGATCTTATTATGGAGTACGATGGCGAGACAGTAATTGGTGAAATTAAAACGGCAAAGCAAGAGGTTTGGGATACCAGACAGTCAGAGATGAAGCCTACAGATAACCATATGCTACAACTCTTGACCTATATGAAATTAAAGAAGGCCAAGGAGGGATTCTTCCTATATGAGAATAAGAATACCCAAGAGATTCTAGTCATTCCAATTTCTATGAACGAAAAGAATACAAGGATTATCGAGGAGACATTTGCTTGGCTATGCGAAGTTTGGGATAACTTCAAAGACGGAGATCTTCCTAAAAGACCAGAAGGTGCAACTAAATCAAAGATGCCTTGTACATACTGCCCAGTTAAGAAAGAGTGTTACGCAAAGGGTGGTCCAGTAGGCACTGTTGAAATTGATTTGTTCTCGGTATCCAATATATGATCTGTGCCAACTCTGAATGTAAAAAAGACTTTGTGCCTAAGACACACAATCAGAAATACTGTACAGATGAGTGTTGCCGTGTTGCAACTAATAGAAGAATTATGGAAAAGTATTATGAGAAGAAGGCAATTAGAAATGGTGCTGCAAGGCCTTGCTCTAAATGTAAATCACAGTTAAGTAGATATAATAACTCTGACTTCTGCTCAACATGCGAGAAGACTATCAATGCAGATCTAAAGAATAAGTTATTTAGGATGATCGATGACATTAGCTAGTTTAAAGAAGACACAGGCTAATAGAGTATTGGGTATAGATGCCTCTACTAACTCTATTGCTTTTTGCTTGATGGAGAACGATGTTCCATTAAAGTGGGGCAAGATTAACTTGTCAGGCGAGGATATATATGATAAGATTCATAATGCAAAAATCAAGATGGCTTTAATGCTAGATGAACTTAAGTCAGACTATATTGTTGTTGAAGGTGCAGTATTTGTAAAGTCTGCAGATGCTGTAATTAAACTATCATATGTTTATGGAGTTGTTATTGCAGAACTAATGTCTACAGGAGCAAAGGTTATTACGATAGCCCCGTCCTCTTGGCAGGCGTACATAGGCAACAAGAACCCTACAAAGGAAGAGAAGGCGGCTATTAGATTTAAGAATCCAGGGTACGCAGACTCTTGGTATCAAAATCAATTACGCAATATGCGTAAGCAAAGAACGGTTGACTACTTTAATAAGAAGTATAACTTATCATTAACAGATTTTGATGTTGCAGATTCATTTGGGATCGCACATTACTCTAATAGTATATTGACGGAACGATGAAGCTATATCAAAGTAAAGATTGGCTACATAGAAGATATGTAGTACAGAAGAAAACGGTAACTGAAATTGCCGAAGAGTGTAAAGTCTCTGCTATGACCATACAGAGATACTTAGAACAGTTTCAATTAATTAGGAGAAGATAATGCTAAAGGCGGTATTTGGGGATGTCAACAATTTTAATTGTAGTGATTTATATTTAAAATCAGTAGGTGCACCTGCAGGCAATAAGATCTGGGGAGCATGCCACGAAATTGCACACATGTTAATTGAAAAGAATATCTCGTATGGCAACTCTGCTTTAGAGCCAGCAAGGATATTTTCAACGGCGGATTCAACAGAGCAATTAAAAGTTCGTATTGATGATAAATTAAATAGGGTAAAGAACAACCAAGGCTTTGCTGGAGACAACGATATTGACGATTTAATTGGATACTTAGTCTTATATAAGATTGCTAGGGCTAATTCTAATTGACATTTTAGTCGACTGAAAGTATACTGTATTAATGAGCGAAATAGAATTGTCAGATCATTTTGACAGAATGAACAAGGTAGTCGAGGAACTTCTAAAAGGAAGCACACCCACACAGATCGCCACAATCACAGGAATACAGCGAAAAGAGGTTGTCGAGCTAATCGATGACTGGAAAGACGTTGTACATAATGATAGCAACATCAGAGATCGTGCCCGAGAGGCTATCTCAGGGGCGGATCAACACTATGCCATGCTTATCAAAGAGGCGTGGAAGACAGTAGAAGATGCAGATCAATCAGGTCAACTTGGAATAAAGTCTGGCGCATTAAAACTTATTGCAGACATAGAGACTAAAAGAATTGCAATGCTTCAATCAATTGGCGTCCTTGAAAATAATGAAATTGCATCTCAAATTGCAGAGACAGAACGCAAGCAAGACATTCTTGTTAAGATTTTAAAAGAAACTACATCAACATGCCCTAAGTGTAAGATGGAAGTAGCAAAAAGATTGTCCCAAATAACTGGAATAATCGAGTCAGTCCCAGTAGAGGAAGCCGATGTCGTTTGATTTCAATGACCTTATCGACATGCTTGACGGAGAGGAATTCGATGAAAAACCAGTCGATCTTAAAACGTTTGTTAGAAGTCCAGAATACCTTGGGCTTCCAGAACTTTCCGACTATCAATACACGCTTATCGAAAAAAGTTCGCAGATCTATAAAGACTCAACCCTTATCAAATTATTTGGAGAAGAAGAAGGAAGAATAAGATTTAAGCAAACTGCTAATGAAGTAGTTGCTCAGCTTGGCAAAGGTTCAGGAAAAGATTACTGCTCAACAATTGCAGTTGCCTATATAGTATATTTACTATTGTGCTTAAAGGATCCAGCCACATATTACGGAAAGCCTCCAGGAGATAGCATTGATATTATTAACATTGCTATTAACTCACAGCAGGCAAGCAACGTATTCTTTAAAGGATTTAAAACAAGAATTGAAAAGTCACCCTGGTTTGCTGGTAAATATACCGACAAGGCCTCGGAAGTTAAGTTTGATAAAGCAATAACAGTACACTCTGGTCACTCTGAGCGTGAAGCTTGGGAAGGATATAACGTTATCGTTGTTATCCTTGATGAAATCTCTGGCTTTGCAATTGAAAACACAACAGGCCACGACCAAGCAAAAACAGGTGCTGCTATATACGATATGTATCGTGCATCAGTAGACTCTCGTTTCCCAGACTTCGGTAAGGTTATTCTGCTCTCATTCCCTAGATATAAAAATGACTACATCCAACAGAGATACAACGCTGTTGTTGCAGAGGTAGAGACGGTAGTTCGTGATCATAAGTTTAAGATGGATGAAGAGCTTCCAGACGGAACAGTAGGCAATGAGTTTGAGATCCAATGGGAAGAAGACCATATAGTCTCATACAAGATACCAAAGGTTTATGCATTAAGAAGACCAACATGGGAAGTAAATCCAGTAAGAAAAATTGATGATTTTAAAGTTGCTTTCTTTACAAATCCACAAGATGCTTTATCACGATTTGCTTGTATGCCACCTGATGCCATTGACGCATTCTTTAAATCAAAAGAAAAAGTTGAGAAGGCATTTAACAAAGCACATTTAGCTGTAGATAACTTTGGCAGATTAGAAGAATGGTTCTTGCCCGATCCAGACAAAGAATATTTTATACACGTGGACCTTGCTCAAAAGCATGACCATTGTGCAGTTGCAATGGCACACGTAAACAGATGGGTTAATGTAAAAGTAACAGACACCTATTCTCAACCAGCACCAATTGTTGAGATAGACGCCGTTAGATTCTGGACCCCAACAAAAGATAAGTCTGTAGACTTTACAGAAGTTAAAGACTACATTCTTTCATTAAAAACACGAGGATTTAAGATTCGTGTATGTACCTTTGACAGATGGAATTCACATGATATGATGCAACAACTAAAACAATACGGCATCAATACAGAAATTCTGTCTGTCGCTAAAAAGCATTATGACGATATGGCGATGGTGGTTGCAGAAGAAAGAGTAGTCGGACCGCACATACCTTTGTTGATTGATGAGCTATTACAATTAAGAATTATGAGAGATCGAGTAGACCACCCAAGAAAGGGATCTAAAGACTTGGCGGATGCTGTATGCGGAGCAATTTATAACTCAATAAGTAGAAGTAAGTTTGATACAAATGAAGAAGTAAATATACACACCTACGAATCAATGAGTTACGACAATGATTTTGGCACAGAGGCAGACGGAGAAACAAGTTCCTATAATATGATTAGGGCTCCGAGAATGCCAGAAAACTTAAAAGACGCAATGGACAGGATGCAAATAATATGAGCACGTATCAAGAAAAAGCAAAAGAATGTAAGTGTTGTGGCAAACATGTCCCACTTCCAACTGTATTAAAAGAATATAATGGAACAGTTCTTTGTCCTACTACATTCTCTAATGTAATTGAATATAAAAGAATATGGAAACTCTCTGGTCACAGGCCGATGGGCAACATAAGAAAACATTTTTCAGAATATGTACAGCAGATAGTAGAAGAAACTATTGACAAAAATGAAGACGGCACGTTATAATAGACACCTAAGCAACATTAGCTTAGTTGGTTAAAGCCCCGAACTCATAATTCGGTAATCGTAGGTTCAAGTCCTACATGTTGCACAGGGAGACTAAATGAATGAAGAAGAGCACGATGCAAGGATTGCTTACTATTTAGAAATAGGTGCAATAAGTTTTGAAGGCGTTGACGAAAGCGGCGAGATAATTTATTCAATTAGCGATAGCGCAAAAGAGTTAGCCCCAGAACTATGGCAATCTCACATAGAATATGTAGACAAGTCATTGATTGAGTTATATGAGCAGGGCTTAGTAGAAATTGAATACAATGAAAAGCTAGAAGCAACTATTCATATTACCCCTGAAGGACAAAAGATTGCAAAAGAAAAGGGATTAATTGAAATGGATCTCAATCCCGATATCCCAAACGATTAATGAAATGCCTTCGTAGCTCAGGGGATAGAGCAGGACTCTTCTAAGGTCTTGGTCGCAGGTTCGATTCCTGCCGACGGCGCAATGCGGATGTTGCATATTGGTAGTGCCTCTGCCTTCCAAGCAGAAGGGGTCAGTTCGATTCTGATCATCCGCTCAAATAAAAAAAATGCTATACTTATAGTATAGTCAACTACAATAAGGAGAAATAAAATGGCAGAAGTAATTCACCCAAATGCAGCAAAAGTATTAGCAGCGGCTAAGAAATATGCTGATGAGAAGTACACAGAAAGAACTAATAACGATACAATTTTTGGAAAGCGTTATGGAATGAATAACCAACCATGGTGTGCAATGTTTGTTTCAGGATGTTTTGATGATGCTGGAGTAGTTCATTTAGTTGCTGCTTCAACAAAGAAAGGCTTTGCATCATGCGATGCAGGAGCACAATGGTTTGCAAAGAATAAGAGAATTGTTCCAATTGGACAAGCACAAGCAGGAGATGTAGTATTCTTTAACTTTGATAAGAACCCAACAGACACAGAGCATGTTGGAATTGTTATTTCAAACGATGGAAAGAACCTTATAACGTATGAAGGAAACACATCTGGAGATACAAAGGGATCACAAGCAAACGGAGATGGCGTATTTAAAAAGAAGCGTCCTTATAGCTTAGTTATGTCAGTAGGTCGCCCAGATTGGGATGCTGCTCCAAAAGCTGCAGCACCTGTAAAAAAAGCAGCAGTTAAGGCACCAGCAAAGAAGGCAAAGTAATTATGAAGAAGGTGGGACTAGTAGTCTTGGGATTGATACTAGTCCTATCAACTTCTCAAGCAGGAGCAGCAAATAAATCTTATACAACAGTACAAAAAGCAATTGATTCAATCAAAGTTGCAGATGAAGTACGCACAGGATATGTTAGAACTAAATTTAAGCATTGGATTACAATTAGCCGTGCAGGACAATTAGGATGCGATTCACGTAAATCAGTTATTATTGATGAGGCTTTAGTTAAGCCAACAATTGGAAAAGATTGTGCGTTAACTGGCGGGAAGTGGTTAAGCATTTATGATAATGTTGAAGTTACTGAAGCTGGCAAATTAGATGTAGATCATATGGTTCCTCTTGCAGAAGCTTGGGACTCTGGAGCATCAGCATGGACAGACCTTAAGAGACAACAGTATGCAAATGATATGACAGACCCAAGACATTTAATTGCGGTAACTGGATCATCAAATAGA